ATCCATTTCATAGGTGAAGTTCCCGTCAGTCTGGGGGCAGACAAAGACTTGTTCGATGGGAGCGAAGTACATCACTTCTGATGCACCGCGGACATCTTCAGAACTCAGACGTAAAACGTCTTCGGGACTGAGATCCTCCAACTCCACAACAACCCGATCGGCAAAGGCCCGTAAACAGGCCTTCACACGATCAAGCCTAACCTTGAAGGTCTTGACCTTGGCCCGCGGCGGGATGCTTGACACGAACCCCTTGTAAGTACCATAACGGTCCTTCCAAAGTTCACGGTCACGATCATCGTGCCGCACGTCCTGTCTCGAGGGTATGTAATCAGTGTGGACCACCTGTCTAAGGTGGAAAACAGTTGACTGCATAACCCAGGTTTCAGGATTAGGGCCTCGGAAATGACTTTCGTCAAGGCGAGGGCTAGGGGTTGCTGCAAAGGCACCGTAATCGCTATCCTGGATATACTCGGTAGACATCTTTACAGATGTAGACCAAGTCGGACTAAGCTCGAGAAGCATTGCGCGAAGGGGGCTGTCGCCACCTCTAACGAGGGAAACGGCGGCCGCCTTGTAACGCAAGTTCACGGGCTCCCGGGCTCTGCCGGGCCGCGGAGGCGGCGCGGGCAGACCGGACCCGCCGAGCCTCATCGGGATACCATCAGGTAGACCGAGAGACTTAGCGAGAGGCCGAATCCAAGGAAGCTTGGTGCCGAGCAGATTGTGGAGGGAGAGGTTACAGTTCGAGTGAGAACTGTAGACAGCGTCCGCAGCAAGCCATAGGAGGACTTCCCTATCAACGGATTGGTGGACATCGAGCTTCGACGCGAGCGTTGCAGGGAGAGAAGGAGCGATGAATCCACGCAAGGGGATGGCTTTCTGACGAAAGCCGCCCCGCGTGAGTCCAGACTCCTTGTCCCGATGCAACACGTACAGTCGTTCGAGGAACACCATCCGGAGGGAGCCTCCCTGGTGTTGCAAGGGAGTTGACACGAAGTGCTTTCCAGGAGAGACAAGAGCGTTGCAATCGGAGAGCAGTCTAAGGTAATGGTCATGGACGACGGCGGGACCACAATAGATCCCGTCATCGCCACAAACCTGCACCGAAGACTGCGCTCGCATGACCGAAAGCCGAGTCCCCGCAGTACGGCACGAACGCCTGGTAGCCTCGTCCCACCAAAAGAGGTGGACGAGAGATAGCAGGGCCCACGTAGTGGGCAGACCCATAAGGATCCCGCAAGTCTGTGTCTTCGACTTACGATCGTAATCGTAGTGAAGCACAGTGGCAGGGTCGGTATGGGCTGGTAGAGCGGTGATTTCATCATCGCTCAACTCCCGATAACCCGAGTTAGTTTCCTCACTCGGGAACGGGTAGACCAGTTCGTGCGCGGTAATGCAGGAGACTAACGCCATCTGCTCGGCAACTGTGAAGCGTCCTGATTCAATCAGGCCCTTCACAAGTTCCGACATCAGATCGTGTGGCAGCCGGTCACTCGCGGATTTGAGGTCCGTTGAAACAAGGACCTCACCGCGGCAACCCTCCATTCTCGCCAGGATTTCAGAGTCAGTCACGCCGTGAAGCGTGGACTGGCTCCTAGGATCGAGACGTAAACCGTTAAGGATCCGCTTCCTGGCCACATGGCCTAGGAAGTGAATACCTGCTTCGGATTTGGTAACGATCCGGCACTTGAGTCCTCTCTCAGGCAATACCACCACCCGCGAATGAGGCCGATGAGGTGTGCCGTCGGGATGAACAATCCCGATATTCTGATAGTAATCAGCGGCATGAAGGGCGAGTGAAGTCGTGAACAAATGTTCTACGAATTCATCTTGTTGCACTCCATCCGGAATGCAACCGCCCAAAACCTCTACGGTCCTCGGATGCTGCCCAAGTCTCGACAAGTGACCTAAAAGGCCACCCTCCGCGCGTGACGACTCAATACAAGCCGAACGCGTTGGAATGTCGACATCGGGGCATGTGGTGTATGGCAGGCAAAACCTCCTGGCCCATTTGCGAGCGAAAGTTCTGGCAGCAGCAAGTATCCGTGGCGGTGTCGGGCGCACTGCCCCGCAGAGGGTCTCTTCATGAGACCTGAGCGCGGCGATGCACTCGGCTACCGTACCCCGTGGCAAAGCCCTCCCCATAAAGGAGAGCTGAGCCTGGGCGTCGGAGCCGCCATGGCCTACGAATGACTGTCGGGCTTCACCCGCTACCTTTTTGAGGTAACGGGACCCGGCGTCAAAGCCGCTGTCAGGACCGCAACAAGCAGAACGGAACAGGCGGTAGTGCGACGTGACGTATGACTCCTCACGCGCGAGGCCATTAGAGCCCTGCGCGTGGCAGAGAACCTCCTCGGCAAAGGCGTCCCTCTTATTAAGAGGGCCATGGTAGATAGATCTACCATGGTGGCCCGTAAGCCGGGGGAAGGTACTGTCATCTTCCAAGTCTATGCCTAGGGGAGGTGCAGAACCACCCTTTGATAGCGTTTCAGGCAGAGCCCATTGCCTGGCAACCACCGCCGTGCCAGTACCAGTCCAGGTACTGCACGACCTTAAGGTCCGCCGGGTTTTGGAAAACTCTGTCATAGCGTCTATCGAAGGTAGCTCCACAGGACCCCTTTCGGTCGATCAGCTGCTCATGAAAGCTCATGAAGCAGCCGATCTGGCGAAAGGGGTAGTGGTGAAGCAAGCAAACTTCACCACACTCACGGTCTTACCGAC